ACATTTCTGCTGACACTGATGCAGGTGGTACACAAGGTAATAGACTTGCTCATACATTTACTACATCAACAGAAGAAGATCAACAATACACTGTGAAACTAACATTGGATACTCATAGTACTGCTGATCCAAGTGTTATACCAAACAATGCCACAGCAATAATCAAAGTGTATGATACGCATACACCTGATGTAAGTTTAGCAAGTAACAGTGGTATTAACGAACAAGCAAGTGGGGGCTTCCAAGTAGCCTTTACTAACAATACAGAATCAACTATAGGTAGCAATGCAGACTTTGGTATCTATTATGTTTATAATTGGGGAGATGGCACAACATCAACTGTTGCAACAGGTGGCGGAGCCGCAGGTGATACTGGCCAAGCAATTAACCACACTTATACATTGAGTTCAACAGATCAAAACAATGGTACGGCTGTAGATTATACTGGTAACTTACAAGTGTATTCAGCACATACTGGATCACCATTTACTAGTTCAAACTTTACTGTACATGTTGAGCCAGACTTGAGAGCAGACATAACTGCATCAAGTACAACATCGAGTTTAAAGTCCAGTAACGACAGTATTAGAACTGTGTACAAAGGCACAGACTTGTCAGGTACTAACCGTGCTGTTATCACAGTGGACAATACCACATCACCAAGAAAGAGTGGTGTGCAATATCAATACAGTTGGGGTGATGGTACTGCCAATGTAACTGTAACAGAAGTTAATGCTCCTGTACCGCCAGATGCTGGTACAGTGTTAGGTGCAAACATAACTCACGATTACAGCAATGCCACAACAGGTAGCAAAACATTGACCATGCAGGCAACAGGCACACTGGACATCACTGCACAAAGTTCTACAGTAAGTGAAACGATTGTGGTAGAAGATGTGCCAACAGCACCTGCAGGCGTCAGCAGTAAAAGTTTAACATTATCAACAAATGCCAACCATGGAAGCAGTGCTAAATTGGCTTCAGGTGCAGTAGACAATGCAGGCAGTAGTTTGAGTGCAGGTGATTCATTAAGCACAGACACTGCTAGAAGATATGATACCACTACAAGTATCAGTACAGATTTAATCAGTGACGCTTATAACAGTTACAACGGAAATGTATCTGCATACATAGACGGTGTTGCTGACGGAACAAAACAATTTACATCTGCTACAGGTGAAACAGGAACATTTACTTCTTTGATTATTACCAGTGAAGGTGATGCACATGATGAAATAAGTACATCAACATATCCTGATAACTTCTATCAAGTGTTCACAGGCAGAATTACAAAAGACATAAGCAGTTTAGATCATGGTGTGCATACAATGTACATAGGTCATGACAGCACAGGTAACACTAATAATGTACATGTTGTTTATGATAATGTGAACACTGTGCCTACATTAGATATAAGTGGTGCAAGTTTACAAGAGAATACAAATGGTTCACTAAGATATGTAAGTGGTGTTCCTTATTACAATTCAGGTAGCCCAACTGTAAAATTAGTAGGTGCTACAGTAACAAATCTAATAGGCCAAGCATACAAAGACGACAGCGGTATATTTAACATCAAAAGCGGCACCAACACAGAAGGCTCAGGTACAGCAGTGGTGCAAAACAGTAGAAGTTATTCACAAATAGACGGTGCTGTATCAATGCTAAGTGGTGGCATTCCAACTGCTAATGTTGGTGTTGGCAGTGCATACGCATTAGGAAATATCAGTATTGATGTTAACAATAATAATTGTGTAGAGCCGATTAAATTTAACATAGAAAATTTAATGGGTAGCAGTGCAGATACTGCTGAAACTTCAGAACAAATTCAAGTGTGGGCATCAGCACCAACATTTGATGAAGGTGCTATACCAGTAAGCGACAGTTTAGGTGCAGGATTTACTGACGATGGTGTAAGAATTACTGGATTTGGTAGCAGTGCAGATACTCCTGCTTTTGATAACAGTGTGAACAACTACACTGCAAATGTTTGGAGTGGTGCAGAAACCATTGCAGGCACAGCAGAAGCAGTGAATAGATTTAATACATTGACTCATTATGATACTGACCTAAGTTCAGGTTACTTGCCAGTAGGTCCTGATTTAGCAACAGGCAGAAGCGGAGCACAATACTTTACTTTTGCATTCCGCAGAACCACAATGAGTAACTTTGATATTACACTTACAGGTTCAGTAAGTGGCTTATGGATAGCCGCACCAGGTACCGACATTGACAATGCGTCAGGATTAAATGGTTGGCTACATGCAGGTACTACATACGGTGGTGCAGGTACACCAGGTTCTAATACAGGATCAGGTGGTAATGGTTCAGATGGTTGTGCATTTACATCAGGTGATAGAATTGTAGACGGCTCTACATATAGCAGTAATACATTTACAATGACACTTGGTGATCAGAACGCAACAAACTCAACAGGTAATAATATACTTGTAAGAGTGAAATTAGAGGACGGCGACAGTTTAACTGCGTTGAGTATTTCATAATGGCAATTAGTGATAGTCAAAAGGTTGATTTACTTTGGAAAAAGGTAGGCTTTGGTAAAGCAAAGACAGACTCTAACGACGCAAAGAAAGCACCCAACGAAGCCATTACATCAGACTTTATAGTAAAAACAAATCAAATTTGGGCACAAAGTAGCAGTATTCCATCTGTTATACCAACTGCTAACAGCAGTATTGTTAATGTGTATGCTGATAGCATTAGTGGTGCTTTAGAATGTGTAGAAGATACTACTGCCACTAATAATAGAACTTGGAAGACTCAAGTAACAAATTGGGTACCACCAGGCTTTGGTGCAACATATCAATTAAAAGTATATGCGGCTCCAACTGGTACTGCTAATGTACAAACTAGTGGCACACAATTATTTGAAACAGGTTCTGGTAGTGATGACCAATGGTACTTTGATTATCAATCAGGCGTATTACACTTTATTGGAAACAACTTACCGACAGCAATAGGTGCAGAAACAAGTAATGTAATTTATGTAGCAGGAGCCAAGTATGTAGGTTCAACAGGCATTGGTGCTGATGCATCAGGTGCAAGCATGACATATCGCAAAAGTAATTTGGCGGCTGTGTACGCTGACAGCAATATTAACGAAGGTGATATTTTAGAAGTTGCTGATGCAGGCGATGGTGAGTATGCTGTTTATATTGCTAAACAAGATGCACCTACTAGCACAGGACATTTAACTTTGATTAGCACAAGAGATGGTGCTGGTAGTGACGCCGCAACATTAAGTGCTGATGTAACATTTAGTAGTGGTAATGTTACACTAGGTAATATAAGTAGTGGTGGCAGACCATTGAGCGTTGTGATAGATGTTACATCAGCATTTGATGGTAACACAGAAATCACTATAGGTGATGACAACGACCCAGACAGACTTATGACAACTGCTTATGTTGATCTATCAGAGCAAACAACATTTGTTACTAATCCAAGTTATGTGTATGTAAACGCCTTAGATGCAGATAACACTCTCAAAGTATATGTTACAGCAGGTAACAGTACAGTAGGTAATGCTACTATCTTAGTTAGTTATTCTTAAACAAATAACTCTTCAATATCAATATTAGTAAAACCAGGTTGACGATCCCACTTAACTGGCCTAACATATTTTTTACTTTGGTCCAACTGATGGGTATAAATTATTTCGTGGTTTGGTATTGTTTTTCTAATTGTATCTAGCTCTAAATATTCGTTATGTAGAAAATTTGTAAACTTTTGGTACATATCTTTGTCTAATGTAATATCCACTGTGTCATTAAACTTGTTATGCCAATTGCCTGTTTGTTTACATATATAATAGCTCTTTACTTGCTGATCGAAATCTTTTCTAATTAATAATATAATCTTTTCAGACAAGGCTACTAATTCGTTTAGTAAGTTTTCTCTAGAACTTTGTTTTAAATGATATGGGAAAACTTTTACAACACAATTAGGATTTGTGCTAATATATCTAACTATGTTATTGTGTTTATCAGCAATACTTTCGTGAAAGCACTCGTCTAAGTTTTCGTAACTGTATTGCTCTGCTAACTGTTTGCAAAGATTTGTACTACCTGTTCGATATGTTGACAGTACTAGAATCATATTTTTTAAATCCGTAATCTAATAACTTGTTTAAAATTAGCGGTTCGCCTTTGTATACATTTTCTTCCCATTCTTCATCTGAAGCCTCGTCAGCATCATCACTGATATATTTGTAACACACAAAGTCTCGATCCATCATTACACACACTTTAGCAAGAGCATAGGCTTCCATGTCTACACAATTAAATTTTCTGCCTTCTAATAAGTGTTGAAACAGATCTAATGCATCTAAGTCTGTTACAAACTGATCTTGCGTTCTACATATTGCTCCATCGGTACCAAACTCAAGTACATTAGAAAATACATCTTTATCACCGTAAGTTACACCAGGGCCTTCTGTTATTAAACTACAGTCCATATCACCTTGCACAAATGTAGTGCATTTAATTAACTCGCCTTTGGTAACACCGAATGCGGCTCCTGCAGTTCCATAGTTAATTACAGTTCTAACATCTGGATGTCTTTCTAAGTATCTTGTTAATGCGTGTGCGGCATTAATTTTTCCTACACCAGTAAATAAAATTTTATCAACAGGTGTATTAGGTAATTCATCCTGTAATGCTGTAACTAAAATTTTATCTTGTGGTGTTGTAAGTATGTCATTAAATAAATCCAACTGCATGTATATCCTTATAATATAGAAATATTGTTTTCATCCGTAATAAAAAACGCATGTATTTTAGGTGTCTTGCTAATGATCTCATCAATAAATTGAGAAGCATTTGTAAAGTTATGACTAATACAGTCTCCTAATTGATGTCTACCTGGTGTGTATTTAGGATCAGTTAAGTCTAAATAATCTGCAATTTTATATTCATCTATCCATGCGTTATATAATTGCATTTGGTCATCCCATTCTTTTTCACTGCAACTAGCCCAGTCATATTGTACCCATGGGTTAAGTTCCCATTGTTGACTTATCATATTCTTATATACTAATTCTGCATCATTAGTAACACTACAAGTAAATAAATCTTTGCCTACAGTACCAAAGTCTAACATTAAAGACCCTGCAGGTCTTACCATTGTAAAATCTTTATAGTCTTCTGGCTCTAATAAAATTGTAGATCGTGTAGGAACATCAAACTTAATAGTTGTAAAGTATGACTCTTCGGCATGCTCCAACTCGTCGATGCTACCTTCGTTCCCTAATCTTTCATTGAAGTGGACTATTAAATTTATACTTTGTAATTTTTCCCAAAGTATATTAGCATCTGCTAAATCTATTTCGCCTCTAGACCTTTTGCTTTCAAGTTCGATCATTCTAGTTTCAAAATGATCGTGTAATTCGTTCAAATTTTTATCTCGTTTATCATATAAGTCTTGATCATTTAATTTTAATTCACTAGGAATAGTAAACCAAATCTTATCTTGAAATTCTGTATTTAAGTATTCAATTATGTTATTCATCTCAGTTCTGCTTTCTAGAACTGATTCTGCAGTTAATCCTTTATATATATCTGTAACTGCTCTCCAACTTCTTTTTCTTTTACGCACAAATAGGTCATATGCTACTTGATAATTTTTTTGTTTGTATGCATCTATAAATTTTTGAGTTAACGGCAAATCATTCAACTCCCATGTTAGAGTTTGAAAGCCAGGTGTATTCATTATGTCGTTTGGCTCGAGGTGATTAAAATAATGATCGTCTACATTACTGCCAGTATAATTTACAAATCCTGACTTGTAAACTACATGATATCTATACTTTGTCATACCCTAAAGTCTCGTTCGGAGATGTGTTTTCATTTACAAATTTAAAGATATGTTGTATGTGATCTATATCATTTTGTTCTCTCACACTGCATACTTCATTTGCAAAATGTAATTCCACATTATTGTCTACTGCAAGTTTTAGCAAAGTTTGCCTTCTAAACGGATCATCCGGTAAACAATAGATACTGCATAACACAATACCTTCAACACCGTATCCAGTTATCATTTTTTCTAAGCCTGGAAACCAATTTAAGAACTCATTCTCAAATTGATAGTCGTTTATCTTGATATCATTCTTTTTACAGTAGTCGTTGATGATTCCTCGTTGCATTGGTAAAGGAATAGGGTTACTAAACTTAGTATTCCAGCCTGCATAACTGATCCACTTTTTGCTAGTGTCTATAGTTCTTGTGTCTGGTCTTTCACCGATAAATCTAAAATACCCACCTGGTAGTTTTCTATGATAGTGTCCACCTACGGGTAGTATTCTACCATCCATACTCCAACGAGTAATATCAGTATCGTTATTAAAATTACCGTGTATATGATGTTGTTGGAATAAATGTGCTTGCCCTGGGTCTAGTGTAACCGGCCAGCAGTGTGTTGCACACTCATCTTGTAGTCTATCATAACTCCAACGATTAATATAGGCATCTCTTGTTATTCTATCACTTTCTTCCCAGCCCATGATTTGCATACTGTTATTGCCATAGCATTTGGTAAATGGTGTCCAGATAGTTCTAAGACCTAAACCGTTACCTACCCAAATACCTTGATGGAAAGCAAGTAGTCTGCCTACTTTTGCTTGGTTAGGTATAACAATTCTTATTGTAAAGAATCGTTGTATCATCCAATCGTCAACATCGATCAGTCCTGGTACTGCATCGCTGTAGTATGCATCAATTTTATCTTGTAGTTCTACTGTATCAAATTTTGCTTGGCAGTGTCTGCCTAATTCTAAAATTTCATCAGGAGATAATATTTTGTGTACAGTTTCTAAGGATTCAATTTGAGGGAATTTTTCTTTAGCAACATTTAACCAATACTCTGGCCAATTATGTTTTTCTAAATCGTATTCATATGTTTGATTATCCCACCTAGGGTCTAAATCCTGTAAGCTCATCGTGTGTGTCCTAAAAGTAAGTCTGGCTCAGGTTCATCTGTAATGAACTCTAACAAACTGTTAATATAGTCTAATTCATCTTTGCTGTTAAGCATAATTCTTTCATCAACAAATATAATTGGCTTTTTGTTTTCCAGTGCCAAATTGAGTAAATAATCTCTTCGATCTTTATCCATTGTCATTCCTAATATACTAGGAATTATAATGCCACCAATATGTTCGTCTTTGATAAAATCTTCTAGCATAGGCTCCCATGTACAGAAACTAAGTTCCAATGGATAGTCAACTGGCGTAATGCCGTTGTCTTTGCAAAATTGATCCATTACCATAGAAGTCCAAAAGAACGGTGTTGTTTTATTAAACCTTGTTTCCATATCAATATAGTTAATCCAGTTTAAACTGGTATCTATATCTGTGATAGGTTTTCTATATGTTTTATATAATCTAAAATAGCCTCCCGGTCTTCTCTTTCCGTAGTTGCCACCCTTCAATAATACTCTAGTATCAAAACTCCATCTTGTTATAGGAGTGTCGTTGTTAATATTACCGTGTATGTGTCCCTGTTGAAATAACCAACTCTGTCCTGGATTAGTGTTGCATGGGATAGCATGTTTCAAACACTCTTCCTGTATCTTCTTATAGTTCCATTTATGGTCATAAGTTTTTTGTGTTATTTCTCTACTCGCATCCCAGGGTAAGATTTGCATAGTATTGCTATCCCATGCTTTTGTAAGAGGTGTCCATATGCTGTACATGCCAGGACCGTGTCCGTACCAGATACCTTGATGGAAGTTAAGTGTTCTACCATGCTTACTTTGATTAGGTATAACAACTCGCATGCCTACAACATCTTGAATCATAAATTCTTCGTTGTCTAATAGGTGTGCAAAGTTATCACCTACAAAGTTATCAAGCATTCTAGCAAACTCTTCTGTTTTGCAAATGCGTTGTACATTCCAAACAAAATCGTTTATGTCTTTAGGTGCTATAACTTCATGGACGGTTTCTAATGAATATACTTGTGGATATTTTTCTTTTACTGCTTGTAAAAAATACTCAGTCCAATTATATTTATTTAAGTCGTAGTTGACTATTTGATTGTCCCATCTAGGATCTAGTGTGTTGTGTTTCATGCATATATTTATAATGCAGTATTTAGAAATCTAATTTAATTTGAAGATCTTCGTAGTTGCCTTTATGGGTTTCAAAATAATTTTCCCATGTTAAAAAGTCCCAATCTACATTTAGATTGTTAGTTCCGCCTAAACTGTATTGTTCTCTGTGTTCTTCTATAAATTGTTTGTTTTCTACAATTTCAGCATCGCTTGGTTTAGGTCCTCGTTCAATATAGAGGCACTTCATATTAATTTTACTGTAATCGCTCCATATCCAATCTGTTCCGGGCACTTGTTTCATTTCGCTATATTTTAAGAATCTTTGTGCTGGACCATCTCGCCAAAAGCCAAACAGCCTATGAAATGCTTTTGGAAATAAGTCCATCTGCCCATTTTGTATTTTATGGCCGTATCCCTTTCCACGATGTTCAGGTTCAACATATATTCCGCGTGTGCGTATAAACATGTCGTCTATGTTATAAACGCAACTGTGAGCTACTGTAACGCCGTCTACAACATATTTTACAGGGAATAGTATAACATCAGTATGCCACATGTGTTGCGGATACTGTACAATATAGTAAGGGTTATTCCATATTGGGATAGTACTAGGATCTTCTATTTTCCATAATGGAGCGATACCTTCTTGATATTCGCTCCACGATATGATCTCTAGTTTTTCATTAGGCATTGTCTTTTAGATATTTAAGGACAGTGTAAACATCAGATACTTCAAAAGGATCGTCACTTGCATTATCACTAAATCCTTTTTCAACAAACATTTGTTCAATTACACCATCATTAACTATCATTGCATAACGCCAAGACCTAAAGCCAAAGCCTAGGTTATCTTTGTTAACTAACATACCCATTTTACGAGTAAACTCTCCACTGCCATCCGGCACAGGTTTTACTTTGGATATGCTTTGACTTTTAAACCATGAGTTCATTACAAAGGTATCGTTAACACTTAAACAATAAACATCATCGATTCCTTTTTCTTTTAAGTCCTCAAAGTTTGCTTCAAAGCCTGGTAAGTGTGTGCTACTACAGGTAGGAGTATATGCACCTGGTAATGCAAATAATACTACCCTCTTGCCAGAAAACATACTGTCTGTGGTTAAGTCTGCCCACTCATATCCAGGTGAGATATCTTTCTGTACTCTAGTTTTGAAAGTTACAGTTGGAATTTTTCTTTCCATTAGTTTTTACTCCTAAGTTGTTGTTGCATATTTATAGGGGTTTATAATATACCCATTTGATATTTGGCTTCATCAGTTACATGTTGATCCGGATTCCACGGAGGATCAAATGTTAAATTTATTTTTACTAAATTTACATCTTTAACACTGCGTACTGCAAACTCGGTTTCCATAATAATCATATCACCGTAAGGGCAATTTGGTGCAGTTAATGTCATTAAAACTTGTACATCATTTTCTTCGTTTACATTAATATCATATATCAAGCCGAGGTCAACAATGTTGATTCCTATTTCAGGATCAATAACTCTACGCAAATTACTGCGTACCTTATCTTCTAACTTAATTTCTGTATCGTTTGACATAATGAATTTACTAACTTTTTACAATCCTGTTCGTCGTTATATATGTGTGTGCTTATTCTAAGTATAGCACCGTTACCGTATTTGTTTACTATTGGGTGAGCACATACTTTACCGACTCTAGTTGCAATATTGTCTAACCCTAAGTATGTACTAATGTCTGTAGGGTGTACATCAGTTGTAAAACTGAACACATTTCTTACTTCGTCACCCGGATGAACTAACTGCATGCCACTTATGTTAAATAAACCATAACCGTCAAGCCAACTCTGAACAGTAACTAGTCTAGATTTTATTTCATCATAGCCAATATAATTAATCCATTCTGCCGCAACACCTAGTCCTAGTATACCTGCTATGTTAGGAGTTCCTGCCTCATGTTTAACGGGACCATTATAAAAATCGATTGAACCATGAAAGTTGTAACTGGTTACAGTACCGCCACCATATCTAATTGGTCTAAAGTCATTGTAACTTGATCTACTATATAAAAATCCTATACCAGTAGGACCAAACATTTTATGGCCACTAGCAACTAACCAGTCTGGTTTAAGATCTTCCACATCAATCTTGTGACTGCTTAATGTTTGACATGCATCTATACACACCGGTATGCCATGCTCATGGGCCATGCCTATGATTGTTTTTAAATCGTTAGTAAGTCCGTTTACATTGCTAGTTGATATTAAACTTAGAACAGCATCAGGATGTTTTTTAAATGTTTCATTAGCAACATCTGGATCTACTACTCCTCTACTTGACAACGGCAACACAACCAATCTGCCATTGTCTATTGTTCTACCTTGTGCTATCCAAGGTAGTATGTTTGCACTGTGTTCGGCCTCACTGATAATTACAACTTTGGCATTTTCACACCACTTAGCAACCATGTTTAATCCATCTGTGGCTCCGGAGGTAAACATAATTTGTTCAGCATTAGCATTTATTAATTTTGCAACACTTTCTCTTGCTTCTTCACATTCGTCTGTTACTTTGATACTTTGAGGAAAGTCACCTCGATGTATATTACATCTTTCGTTTTCATAATATTGTGTTATACGGTTAACCACACCTTGAAATGTTTGTGTGCTTGCCGCACTATCAAAGTATGCCAGTTCCGGGTTGTTTATTAATGTTTTAAAATAATCCTTCATTTTAAAAATGCATCCTTAAGTATATTAATAGATTGAGTTTTGTCTAATCCTTTAGTTTGTAAATAATATAATTCATTCTCATCTATGTTACTTATAGTACATCCATGTGAACATACCACCTCTTTGTTCAATATATCTAATGTAGGCTCTGTATATACTTTTGCTTTTTTACTAATTTGCAAATTTTTATTTAACATGTGAGCATTGATATTTTCTGCTTCTTTATCAATAAAAATGTTACCTTTAAAATAATTTATTGAGTTGTCGTCTACTATAGTCTTTGAATCTATATTACTAAAACTTTCTCTGCCTAGGTGATTAATGTTTACAACAAAATTGTTTATTCTATCTCCGGTTAACGCATTCCTATTGTCAATGTAAGTATGGCAATTGTGGTACGAGTCAACATCTATATTTTGATAACTAAAATCGATATCTCCTGTCGTACATGACATAGCAAATCTACTACCAGGTTCTTGTATAACTTTTGAATTTATATATGTATTACTATTAGTGATGTTTCTGTTTAGTGTAAGGCTAGAATTTTCTCTAAGTATATAAAAAACATTTAATATATGACTTCCGCTATCACCAATTAACTCTGTTAAATCTAATTTACTATTTTTACCAACATCTATAACAATAGTGTCACAATGTAAATCGTTAGCCTCTACATCATACTTTAAAACTAAGTTTTCTCTTTTATAATTAGACATTTTAATTGCCAGAGGCATTATAGTATTTAAAAAACCTAAATCTGATATATCATTATTCGGTTCAAAAAAACTTTGATATTTTTGCATTGTACTAACACTGCTATATAAATCATGAACTTTAAAAGCATGTTTTATTTTTGCATTAAAGCCTTGTATTACTGCTCCGTCTCTAATATGAAAATCTATAGGTTGAGCTTCAGAGACATGATCATGAAACTGTGTTCTATTGTTGTTAGGAGTTATCACTTCTTTGTTTAGAAAACTATTAATGTTAGTATTTTTATATTTGTGTAACTTTTCAAAAGCAATATTTAAACTAGGTAAGTATTCAGCCACAGACAATGCCATGGTTTCTTTTTTAAATCTGTGAGTCATTAGATTATTTCTAAAGCCATGTTTAAGTATTTTAGGTAAATCTCCTATTTTGAATTTTGCACTATTCACCAAAGCCATCCTCAAATACTTTGTATGCCAACTCTACATCGCCTTTTTCTACTTTATCTTTTCTTAATATTGTAACAGTATCCGGTGATAACGAGTCAATTAATTTTTCATAGTGTGTTATAATAATTACTGTTCTGTTATCATTTTCTAATGCAAATGTTTTTAGTTGTTTGCTTAACTGATTGATAGAATCAATGTCCAGTCCACTATCCGGTTCATCTAAAATAGAAACCTTAGGTTTAGATAACAGCATCTGTATAATTTCGTTTTTCTTTTTCTCACCGCCACTTGCTTCTACATTTAATTGTTTTTTGTGAAAGTCTGATGGTAAACCAAATACATCACTGTAGTCTTTATAATCATTAAGTACTTGAGTAATGTCGGACATTGAGTTAGTCATTTTTTCTTGCTGTATTAAAGATTCTTTAACAAATTGAAAATTGCTTATGCCTGCAATAGGAGTAGGATTTTGAAAACTTACAAACAATCCTGCTCGAGCTCTTTCGTGCGGCTCTAATGCAAGTATATCTTTACCGTCTAACTGTGCGGCTCCTGATACTGTGTACTTGGGATTACCCATTAACGCATGAGCTAGTGTACTTTTACCAATGCCATTAGGACCCATTATAATATGAATGCCAGGACCAAAATCTAAATGCAAATCATTTAAGATTGTTTTGCCTTCTGCTTTTACTGTGAACTCTTGTGTAACTAACATTATCCTACTGCTCCTTCAAGTGTAACACTTAATAATTTGTTTGCTTCTGCGGCAAATTCAAGTGGTAACTTTTGAAATACATCTTTACAAAAACCATTCACAACACAATTTACTGCGTTCTCTTCGTCTAATCCTCTGCTTTGCAAATAGTACATTGCTTCTTCTGATAGTTTACCTGTTGTTGCTTCGTGCTCTACTATACTATTATCGTTAAGTTGTGAAATTACAGGTATGGTAATTGCTCTGCTGTTATCAAGCATTAAACTATCACATTGTGTAAAGTTTCTACTATTACTAGCACCACTATTAATTCTAACCATACCTCTGTATGTGTTTGAGCTATCACCAAAACTAATACCTTTGCTTATGATGGTGCTTTTGGTATTCTTGCCTACATGGAACATTTTTGTTCCTGTGTCTGCTTGTTGTTTTCCTTTGGTTACCGCAACACTGTAAAACTCACCAACACTATTGTCGCCTCGTAATATACAGGAGGGATATTTCCAAGTAACAGCACTGCCTGTCTCAACTTGGGTCCAACTAATCTTTGAACTTTCACCTTTACATATACCTCTCTTTGTAACAAAGTTTAGTACACCACCTACACCATTCTCATCTCCTGGGTACCAGTTTTGTACTGTTGAATATTTGATCTCTGCTCTATCATGTGCTACAAGTTCTACAACAGCGGCATGCAATGTGTTTTCATCATATGCTGGTGCAGTACAACCTTCCAAGTAACTGACATAACTATCCGCATCTGCTATAATCAAAGTGCGTTCAAATTGCCCAGTGTTTCTAGCATTGATGCGGAAGTATGTGTTTAATTCCATTGGGCATTTAACACCCGGTGGAATATAACAGAATGTGCCGTCAGTAAAGACGGCACTATTTAGGCAAGCAAAGTAGTTGTCTTTGGAAGGAACAACACTACCTAAATACTCTTTTACGAGTTCTGGATGATCTTGTATGGCTTCACTTATACTGCAAAATATGATGCCATGCTTTTGTAATTCGTCTTGAAATGTTGTAGCAATACTAACACTATCAAATACTGCGTCAACTGCTACTGTGGGAATAATTTTTGTGTCTTGTTCTTCGACACCCAATAGTGCATCTCGCTCATGTAGAGGTACACCAAGTTTATCAAAGGTGTCTAATATTTCTTGTGGTATATCTTCTTTGTTTCTAAACTTGGGTGCTGAGTAATAACTTAATGCTTGGTAGTCAATTGGTGCATAATCTACATTAGCCCAATCGGGTTCTTTGATTTTTTGTAAATGTTCAAATGCATTAAGTCTAAATTCTGTAACCCATCCAGGTTCATTTTTGAGGGCACTGAGTCGTTTAACAACATCAGCATTAAGTCCAGGTTCAAAATCTTCACTTTCGACCTGTGTGCTAAAACCTGCTGTATATTTGTTGTCTAACTCTCTGTATTCGGTCACTGCATCTTCTCAGTAATGATTTTAAGAGGATGGCCATTGTGCCTTGATATCATCACCGATTCAGATGTTTTTTGTTCTGCTATTTCGTGACTGTATGTGCCTGCAATACCTCGACCGTCTTCATGTATTTCGATCGTGATATTTTTTGCTTCTTCTAAAGTCCTGTTGAAGATTTCGACTAGTAATTGAATAACAAATTCCATAGGTGTAAAATCATCATTCAGCACAATGACATTGTATCTGTTAGGAAATAAGATTTCCGATTTGGTCTTGGACTTTGTTCTAGTTTGCTCTCTGGCCATGTTCCTTCCTAAAATAATATATTATCTATATTATATTGCCAAACTTTAAGTATGTCAAGTATTACTTGCTGTGAGGCGGAAGTTTTGCTTCAATAAACCATTCATGTTTTCTTTTAACAGGATTATATTTTTTAAATCTCAATTTCCTGTTTTCAGTAATCATAGTCTTAGTTTTTTCAGCGGTGTAGTGATAGGTGTGACTATCTCTGGTTTCGCTCTCAGGTATTAAATATACTTTAGTTCTTTTCTTTGTAGTTTTGCTTGCCATATAAAAAAGGGAGGGGGTTTTGTCCCCTCCCACTTATTTACCGACTACTTTACTTAATAGTAATTTTTTGTGGCTTCAGTGCTTCAGGAACATTCCTAAACAATGAAACTCTCAAGATGCCGTCTTCAAGTTTAGCATCTTTAACTTCCACATATTCGGCAAGTTTAAAAGTTCTTACAAAGTTTCTCTCTGCAATTCCTTTATAAAGATATTCTCTACCTTCGTCAATAACATCTGACTTACCAGAAATTTTAAGATTACCATCTTCCATTTCTACTTCAATGTCAGTCTTTTTAAATCCTGCTACTGCAAGAGTAATTTCGTAGACATCGTCTTCGGCCTTACTAATGTTGTATGGAGGATATCCAGATGTATTAACAAATGAAGGTTCGTTAAAGAACTCATTTACTAAGTTGTCGAAGCCAATTGAGGCTTTAAAAAGTGGGGAAAGTGTATCGGTCGTGATACGATATTGTTGCTTTGTTACCATAATAATCTCCTTAGTTAAGCAAGTTTATTCTATTTCCTAAGATGTTTATACCCGTTCGGCCTATAAACAAATCGCGGGTGAGGTCGTTTCTGTTAGTGTGTATCTGTATCTCCTCACACACTTGTTACACTTCTTGGTTTCCTTTGATGTTGCCATCTCAGGTCCTTTGTTGGGTAACCTTAAAAACTAGTCGATTTTATCCTAAGACATAACCCTCTAGTTTTTACATTTTAATTTCAATGCATAGCATTGTTTTAAAATGCAAATTTATTTATCCTTTTACATATAATATATATGTACTTTTTGGCAAATTTCAACCTTTTTTTGCAAAAAAACTTTCTAATTTGTCATTCATTTCTATAGTATTATAAGGTAAGTCGAAATTTAGTTTAAAATAAGCAAGGTCACTTGGGTCATCAAAAACTGCATCAACTATTAAAACTACCCCGCCATATGCGTCAGGACCGTCATCAAAACTCTTTTCAAAAGATACTGTTCCGTTGCTATTATCAGCAAACTTCCAAAATGGCCCTAGGGTATTGTGTATAGCACTTTCCCAAATGTAATCGTAGTCTGCACTGTCGTTAATCGGACACTCTACTACCCTGTACTTGTATGTCATTTGATTACAGGTTCTTTGCTTGGCTCTAAGTTACCTGATACAACACTGCAACTTATATGATCAGTTTTATCTATCACTGCTCGTATAGCCTTATCTAATTTATATCCATAGTTGAGTAGCTCGTTATCCCACGGCAACTCAACTGTTATTGTTGCTCTTATCTTTTTTTCCTTTTCCAAAAATTCGCTCCCAGCCTTCATCATAGGCTGTTTTGTTATCGCCTTTTCTAGGTAATGATCCTTTACCGCCATGCCACTTACCCTTACTGGATTTAGTGCTGTCGGTATTAGTCGACTTATTTTCTTTGTCTGCCATTTCTCACAAACTCCAATTCCTGTTGCCAATTCTTTTTATTCTGTTCTGCTTCACCACTTCCTCTTTGTGCTAGTATAACACGACCTCCGTCCATGTCAATACGAATACTGTCAGTTGTTATTACTTCACCATGTCTGCCAATAAAGACACCGGTCATTTCTCCTTTAGTATCTTCTGGGTGTAAGTTGTTGATTAATTCAATCAGTTCTTCTTTTGTCATGCTATGTTTGATGTTTCTGTTGGCAGTGCTGGAGCGTCATGATATTTCTGAAACTCTCTTAACTGTGCTTGGCTATCTAGAGTAACCACTAGGCCTACCAACATAATTGCT